ATTTCGTTACCGAATAGGCCATTAGGCGTTCACCTCAAAGCCCGCCTGCTGACTCACCTTCTCCGCGTAGCGATAAATCCGGGAAACAAATTTGCCGAAATCATCGCGGGTCAATTCCAGCGGCGGACGCGCGGGCATTCGCCTGGTTCCCTGCTGGTGGTAGCCAGCGTAAGGCGTCCGCGTTCCCAGCGTCAGGCTTAGCGGTTCCGCAATTCGCACCGAATCCGCGCCGCCAATCACCGTCAAAGATCGTTTCAATCGTCCGGTCAACACCAAAATCGGCGCGCCCGGATATTTCTTCGCTTTCCGTTTGGCGTAGCGCGCGCTCAAGGGTTGCCAGCGAGCGCCGCCGCGAGCGCCTTCGGTATTGAACTGCTCCAACTCGGCGCGGAAAAATTGCAGTTCCACCTCTGGCCAGACGGGGCGGAAATCCGACAGCCCTTCCGTCAGCACGCGAAACGCGCCATCGAATTTCCGCTGTCCGTCAATGGTCAGAGTCAGATTCATGCAAACACCATCTTTCCAACGCGGTATCGGTCGGCAATCAATCGCGCCCGCTCTGGCAATGCGCCAAAAACAGTTTGACTTTCCGGCAATCCCACCACGCGCGCAAACGCGGAATCGCGCCCACGCCAGATGGCCATCGTCGTTTCCAGCACGGCTTCCGTCACATCCGGCGGGATGGCATCCCAACCCCATTTTGCCGTCACGGTGACTTTGATGCCGTCCGGCCAGCCGCGCTCACCATCGTCAGACACGTCCAACGCGAAATTGCTTCCCAAGTCGCTGTGCATCGTGCGAAGCCCTTCATAGCGGCTTTCGTTGTCGCCATAGGTGCGCGCCAGAAAGAATTCCCCATTGGCCGTCGCCTGTTGCGCGTGCGCGAAGGGATTAACTTCGATAAACGTCGGCGTATCCCAATCGGTCGGCAACGCAACCACCGGCGTTGTGGCGACGGCATACGGATCAACCTTCAAATAATTCGTGCCGTTGCCCCAAAACTTTCGGGCGCTGGCTGCCGCTGAGCCGTCGTATTTGTCGAAATAGCCAAACGGAAGGCCGCAATACTGATCAAACAGGCGCGAAGCGCGCGTCAGGATGTCGCCCAAAATAGGATCATCCGTTTCGCTGCTCTGGTAGCCGTAAAGCCGAGCCTGTTCAATTGTCGCGTAATCGCTGGCCATTTACCGCCGTTTCGGTTTCGGCGGCTTGCTGAAGGCTTTCTTTTCGCCTTCCTCGCCGCCTTCGTCTTTGCCGTCGCTGTCCGCGTCGTGCGACAGCGCAACAGGCTCAATAGATTTCGCAATGCCTCGCTGAATCAAGAGCCGGGCAACGCCTTCGCCGACATTCAGTTCGCGGCCCGCCAAGAATCCGTTGTAGCCCTGTAAGAGTTCAATTCGCATGTAATCCCTTCAACGACCAAACGAGCGGTAGCGATTGTCACCGCTCGTTTGGTCGCAAGTTTTAGACAATCGCCTGTTGCGCGACGCCACGCTCTGTCGCCGTGTCCGGCCCAATCTTCGGCACGGTGACAGCCAGAACGGACACATAGGAACCTGTAGAGCCATCCCCGCCGGTCAGCGAAAGATCCAGATACCGTTTCCGGCCCTTGCTCGCGCCGGTAATCAGATACAGATTGTTATCCGCGTCCGCAGCCGGTAGCGTCAGCGGTGAAACGCTGAAATCCGCGCCGCTAACGTCCGTTGCGCTGCCCATATTTGAAGCGTCCGATTCTGTGACTTTCATTGCCGCGACGGCAATGTCGAGCGCCCCCAGGCTCACGATAAACGCCCATTCAAGCGTCTCTTGCGTGTCCAGGGTTGCCGTCGTGAACGCGGCGTTATCTACAATTGCGGCGGGCGGCGTTACGTTTTTCCACTTGAGATTTTGAATGATCCTCATGCTGTTTTCCTCAGAGAAAAAAATGTTCAAAAAGGGGCGATGAGAATCATCCCCCTTTCGTCAACCACTGATTAGCTGGCGTTCGCGTTTGTCAGCAGACCGACCACCGGCCCTGCTGTGCCGGTAGCGCCCACGTCGTGAACATTGATGTCAATGCGCTGCGTGCCTTTGATGGCCAATTGATCCTCGGCAAACCGATACTGGTCGGAGATGGCCAGCGTCAATTCGCGCCGGTCGCCCAGTTTCGACGCCATCGCCAGATTGCCCAGAATACAGGGAACGTGCGACGCGGCAGGCGTCACCGGGAAGACCTGCGATTCCTCAACCGGAATGCCGAGGAATCGATACGCGCCGCCATTGGCGATGTCCATTGCCGTATTGCCGCCCGCTGCCAGTTGCAGTTTGTGCATGACGGTGTGGAAAAACGTGCTTGAGCAGAACCATTTTGCGCCGCGTCGGGCGTAAATCGGCAACGCGCCAAGCATTTTTTCAAAATCCGTCAACAGGATTTCCGCCCAACGATCCGTGCTGGCAATATCGGAAACCAAAATTAAACCAGTGCCGCCGGAGGTCGTGAACGTGTCAATCAGCTTTTGGCGGACGCCGGTCGTTCCGGCATAGGTTGACGTGCCATCGCCGTTGAATCCGTTGGTGTCCTCGGCAAGCGCGAACGCATAAGCCACTTCCTGGGCCAGATCGTCACCGATGGAAATGATGGCATCCTCGGCGAGTTCGGAACTGTAAATCGCAAGGCAGGCATATTTGCGAACCATCAGGTTCACCATATCCCACACCTTGTTGCTTTCCGTGATCGCCACGCCTTCACCTGGATAATAGACCGTCAAACCGGACACGCGGCGCGGAACGCTTTTCGTTTCGCGGGCCATCGGGACGACTTTCGTATTGCGGCGGAAAACGCCGTATTCTTCGCGCAGATCAATGATGTCATTTGCGAATTCGTTCGGCACTAGATACCCGCCCGCCGTGTTGACGCCTTCTGATTGCGCCTTCACCGACAATCCCCAATCCATGCAGTATTGACGGGCTTTTTCGGTCAACACCGTGCGCTGTTTTTCGTGCAGCAGGGTTCCGATAAACCACATGCCAAACTGATATGCTTTCAGTTCCTTGTCGTTGCCCTTGAAATTCTGCACGCGGCCATAACGAGGCAGGGTCTTGACGCGAGCGACTTCGCGCTCGCGCGAGCCAGTTTGATTTTCAAGATCGCGCTGGGCTTTCGTGTTTTCCTCAATCGAGTGACGAAACGAGGTGTTTTGCGCGTTGGACTTCATCTCTTCCAATTGCGTCAAATGCTCGATTTCAACGTCAAGCTCTTTCAATTGCGTATTGCGCGTGGCGCACAATTTCTGATCGTCCACCGGCATTTGGGAAACGTCTTCGTATTTGGAAAACGCTTCCTGTTGCTGTTCGGCGATGCGTTTTCGGCGCAGAATCAATTCTTGCAGTTTGGTCATGGTTGCTCCTAAGCGGCGCGCAACGAACGCGCCTCCAATAGTTGAAATTCAGCAAAGAGATGGACTGGATTGAACTCAACAGCCGGTTCCTCTGCCTGTTTTTCTTCGACGGTTTGCCGTACCACCTCGCGCACGAGTGCCGGTAATCCCTCAAGTTCGCCTGCGATGTCTTCCAGGGATTTGCGACGTTCCGCGCTCAGGGTTCGTCCGTCCTGTTCGCGCAGAGACTTGATTTGCTCCGCGCGTGCTTTCACTTCCTGCACAGCAGCCAGCGCCGTTAGAAGTTGGTCGTTGAAGCTCAAGCCCGCCAGCAGGCTTTTGGCTCCGGTGATGGTTGCGTTTGGATTGGCCGGAATCGTCACCGGCGAGTATTCGTAAAGTTTGATTTTTTTGAGCAGAAACAATTCGTCGAGGTCGGCTTCATCGTACTGCCGCAGAATGTCGGCTTGTTTCGCGCTGCTCAGGCCAGAGCCGGACAGATAGGCCAACAGGCCAGCCCGGTCAACCCATTGATAATCTTTGACGCGATAGCCGATGGAGAGCTTGTTGACCACGCCATCCCGAATCAACGTCATGCAATCCGTTCCGGCCTGGGTCTTACTGATTCGAGCTTTGGAAAACAGGCCATAGGCGTCTTCGCGCGCTTCGATAGGCTTGCCAATCGGCGTTGCCCAATCGTGTTGCCAGCAGATGACACCCTCTTTCAGAAAATCGCTGATCGTGTCGGCGAATGCGCCGGGCAAGATCATGTCGCCCGCGCGGTCAATGTTTAATATCCCGGCTGCATACCCCTCAATCTCGCCAGCGAATTGACCATCCGTCGAAGCCGAAACAGACTTCACCTCGAACGGCACGGTCATCCGGCGAATGCTGTCATCCATTGGCGTTGCTTTTCTCATCGCACGTACCTTTTACAAGATCGGGTTTCGGAATTGTGTCAATCGGCTTTTCTGACCGGGATAATCACGCACCGGCATTGCGCCCCGCCTTCGCAGTCTGGGTTCGGCACTTTAGGCAAATCCTTTGTCGAATCGCCCGTCTTGCCGTCCCAATCGCCGCAGGGCTGGCACGTTCCGCTATCTAGCACCGCGCTGTACACCAAGAACTGAATCTCTTCCCGGCGCGCGTTCAACTCCGCATCGCGCCCGCGCGCGAGCGCCACATTCGCCGCGCTCGCCGCCGATCGGGAAACGTAGCCGGTCGAACCATCGCGCAAGCTGGATCGCACCGCCTCGCCAATCGCCGAACCAAGCAACGAAGCCGCCACTGCCGCCGCCACCGCGCGCGCTTTTACGTCGTTGGTCAATTGCGTCAGGATAGCCGTCGCTACAGCCTCAATCTCCGCTTCGACCGGGGCAACCGTCGCTCCTGCCGGTTCCGCGCCCTGTTGCCGAAGCTCGGACAGGATCAGCCCCGCGCCATTCGCCCAAAGCGCCGTTAGCAACGCCAACAGCGAAGCGCGTTCGGACGCGCTCACGTCCGCCGCCGCCGCGTCATAGTTTTCCGGGCTGAGCTTGGCCAATTGCGCGGCAAAATCTTC